GTCTTTGCCTGTTGGGTATATTGCTTATAGCTTTCGTACACTTCTTTTTCTGCATCCGGAACAAATCCCATTCTTGACTCAAGCGGCATTTTATATTGTTCCTTTTGGGAATTGAAGTATTTCTTGGCTTCAGCAAGAACTTTCTTCTTTGCGATTTTTGCCTTTTTAACGGTTGACTCATCGTCTAACTCTACGTCAAACTTGTACTCATCCATTAACGTCTCAATGTCATCACTATCAAGACCTTCCTGTGTGGAAGCAAGGTATTCTTTAAGAAGTTGGTCAGGGTCCATTGCTTCAAAGTCCTTTGATAATTTAACAAAGTCTTCAAAACCACGCCCTGTCTCCTTTTTATATTTCATAAAAGCAGCTACATCTTCAGGTAGTTGCTCAGCTTCTTTACGCTCAGCAACTAAATCATCTAATGAATTAATCTGCTTATTGTATCTTTTGCCAATATATGAAAGAACATCTTCGTCTTTTAATTCAACCTCGTTTACTTGTGGCTCAGCATTATCTTCTTGCAGCTTTTCTTCTTGGTTGTTTTCTTGATTTAACGACTCTTCGTGTTTCTCAAGTAATTGTTGTTCTACTTCTTGAACACTCTTTGGTTCAATTACGTCTAACGCTCTAACTTTTAATTCCATTTGATTTGATTTAATTTATACAAAAATAGATAAAAATTTCGACATTTTATCGAGGTTCAAATTCCGCTAAGTCAAATCCATCTAAGCTATCCTCGTTTGATTCAAAGCTCATAGGAGGAAGATTGTTCTTTCTTTGATTAATTAACTTAGATTGCTCGGTGTTTTGTTGACTAATTCTTTGCGATTTTAAATCCTCTTTCATCTTATCTCTATCAGTAATTTCTTTTGATTCAATACCCTTAAGTTGCATATTGTAGTCAAACTCTTCTCTCATTAATTGAGATTTTAATTTGGCTTCAGCTTCAGTTCTTTGAATTTCAAAGGCAACTTCAGCTTGTTTAATTTGCATCTTAGACCTTGTCTCCATTTCAATTTTCTGCATTGCAACCTGTCCTGCCAACTCCTGAGACTTCAATTGTTGTTGAGAAATCATTGCTTGCTGTTGCATTTGCATTTTCTCTTTTTGCTCTTGAGTCTTAATACGCTTCATCTTTAATAACTGATTAGCTAACTTAAGATTGCGAATCTCACGAATGTCAATTGCATCCTCAAGATTAATGTCACCTTTAGATAATGCCATTTGGATATTAGCTTCAAGTTGTGCTTTTTGCTCTTCATCAGGAGAAATCTCAATGAATATACCAAAGTCATAGATATAAAGGTCCTTAATATCATTTAAGATAGATACGTTGTACTTTCCAATTTGATTAGCAAACTCTTCTTTAAAGTCAGAATACTGAAGAATATCACCTACTCTATAGGTTAATGCCTCAGCTAATGAACGATAAATGTACAAAGAAGCATCAAGTATGTGTCTTGTCGCTGTATTTGAATTTAATGCAGCCAATTTCTGTAACCCAACCAATGAGTTAGGGTCAGGATTTGAACCATCTCTTGCCTCGTTAAGACCGGTCACAGACCTAATCATATCGATGTAATGGTTCATATTGGTAATAAGCATTTGAGTTTTAGCCGCACCTGAGCTTGAATTAAGCTGAGTAATAGGCACTCTTGCATTATTAAACTCACCATCTTGAGTATAGCTTCTACCAATTACACTACCCGTTTGGAAGTATAATCTTAAAGCATCCTCAGGATTGTATGCATTACCCGTTCCTAAGTCAATCTCGTTCAGACCATCAGCATCAATAAAGACACCATCAGGTACAGTACGAGCAATAACTTGTTGTAATTTCAAATGCGTGATTTGAATTAAATCAGCAAATGGTATCATTCTTCTACATAACGACTCAATAACGCCCTTATACATACGAGGTGCACAAGCAACGTAATTTGGTAAAGCGTGTTGAGAAGCTGACTTAGGACGAACCATATTCTCAGACATCTTCCACTGCAATAAGATATTGGTACCCATTACCATAATACCTTCATACCAAACATCAATAGTCTTTTCTATTTTCTCAAAGTTTCCTTCCTCCATCATTTCAACAGGAGGGTTAAATGTCTCATCTTTCTCAATAACACGAGAGCCACCGCCTTCAAGTCTCTTCTTCTTATAAACCACCTTCTTAGATGTTTTATAGTTAAAGTACATTAAAGTACAAGTGTCTTTATTGAATAAGCTATTCTCATAGAACTGAGCCACGTTATAATAATCATACCACGCTTGGCTATATTGAGTTATCTCTTGTAAATCTTCTTTTGTAAGACTTTGGTCAATCTTCATTAACTCCATAATAGGAAGGGTCTTAATCTCTCCCCAATAGAAACAATCTTTAAAGAATGGGTCTTCAGTATAACTATACACAATATTAGCAGGGTCAACGTATGAAACCTCAACACCTGTTCCTAATAAGAACTCGTGTTTAGCTACCCCAATACCTACAACAGCAATGTCGTAGTCTATTCTTTTTCTAATATCGTCATAATGATTCTCATCAAATATGGTATTGATTGCTTCTTCTTCTGCAATCTCAATAGCAGGCTTATACTTAAGCTGCATATATAATGATAATTCTTCGTCAGTTTCAGGAAGCTCCTCAGGGTCCATCATAAAAGTATCAACGCCTGTCTTCTCTTTGATAGTACTTAATATATCTTTTGAGACCATTTGAGCCTCAATCATATCTTGATACTTGCTTCTCTTAGCTTGAGACATTGCATCTTGTGCATAGGTCTTAACTTTAAAAAGTCTATCAGACATACCATTTACAACAATGTCAATAAATTTAGGAAGGATAGGAACCGGTGTCCAATCTAAGTTTAAATGAGACAAATCACCATCAATAGCAATTTCATTTTTATATTTTGCAATAGACTGTTCTCCACGTGCATACAATCGCAATCTGCGGAAATCTCTCCATTGGCTATAGTATCTACAGGCGTTTCCATCTTTACGAAACCATTCATATTGGATGGCCTGACCCACTTGTAAACCAAATGTGTCAGATGCCTTTTCTGCGTCAGTAGCTAACTGACTTGGAAAGGACACACTATTTATTTCGATTGCTACATTTTTCATCTAATCAATTGACTTGTTTTTCCTTCATTGCTATATTTAGCGAAGTTAATAATTAATTTCGATTCTTTTTTCTCAGGCACATACAAATGCTTCTGATTAGCCATTATACATAATCCCGAGCTAATAGAGGCGTCAAACTTTGTTCTGTCGTTGATGTCAAACTTTGCCCAATCCTCAAGTGTTCTTGTAAATGGCATTGTGCCCATTTCTTCAGGGTCTCTATACTTTGCCTCTAAATCTAATCCAACATATTTCTCAATATAAGACTCAATGGCAGAAGCGTGCGCTTGCTTAACATCTTCTGATGAGTTTGGAATACCTCCTAACTCACGCTCAGTCTTAGTTAGTTTAGCCATCTGCTTGTCCGGTCTATTAATAGAAAAGCCTCTATATCCCCTATTTTTAATATGGTATAAAAGTCTTGGTTTATTATTCTCCACTAAGATAGGCATTCCGTAGAATATACAAGCCATTAAGACCTCTTCAAAGAATATCTCTGCCGTCTGTGGACGAGCAACATACTCTAAAAAAAACTCATTCACAGGCGCATCATCCATATGAAACTTAGTCATACCGTGTAATGCACCATTAGAACCACGTCCACCTACTACGGCTGATATATCATATGAGTCACAACCAAATGAACCAAGATGCTCATTGCCGGGATATTTAATCCCATTGCGTATGTGCACATTGTTTTGCATATGCTTTGGTGGTGCCCAACTAATAAGAAATCTACCACGTGTATCGGGTGTCCATATTACTTCAGTATCTCTTATGCCATCTCTCCAAGAGAATGACCCACGAGTTAAATAATGCTCTTTAATCATTGAGTCATTATAGTCAATCTGCTGATATAACTTAGTTAAATTAAATAGCGACTGCTTGCTCTCATCTCTAAATGCGTGAGACTCTGTACGTGGGAACTGACGATAGAACTCATTCAGTGCGTCAGCGTCACTCTTTAAAGAGTCAACCTCTGCTTCCCAATAATCAATGGCTCCATTCTTAATCCAATTGCCATCAACTCCCATTAAAGGCTCTTCAGGCTTACGGAATACAGGATGACCATATCTATCAATAAAGCCTTCCATATTCCACTCCATAGGGATGAATATGGCATACAAGCCACTCTTAGTTTGTCCGTTGGCATTTCTGTTCTTTACATTAGACTGCTCGTAAATATCTTTGAAGTTCTGCCCTCCTCGTGACAAGGCATTTGAAGTAGAGCCCATCATACACTTGCCAATAATCTTACTACCTAATCTTAAGCAAGTCTTAGTTACACGCCAATTCTCCTTAATGTTTACAGGATTAGTCCACTTACCACTCTCATCGTGCGCTAAGAATAATAGTTTTTCTCCATCATAAGAGTTGTCGTCTGTGTTCTTCCAATCTATTGTAGTGTCAAGTCCGTCAATCTCATTGTCATCAGACTCGTACATATTTTTCTTAGTAATCTTTGCAGCAGGAACTCTAAAGGCCAATTCAGTCTTTGGCTTGTCCATACCATCCATAATAGGTTTAAAAAAGAATGGGAGCCTGCTATTAATAGGCACAACCTTATCGGTGAACATTTTTTTAGCATCAGCACCCGTCTTAGATAAGATACCTATACGTGCGTCACGTGCGAGCGTGCCTACGTTTACACACTCTGAAGATGACATAAATGAGAATCCCGAACGTCTAATCTTAAGATAGACCATCCCAAAAGACCTTGGGTCAGCACGACAAGCCTCCCAAAATATCCAATAGATTCTGTTAGCCTCACGAAAGTCAGGATAACCAACGTCAATACTCGACCATTGCAAGTACATATAGTGAGAGCCCGTGATATAGGTTTTGACTCCGTTATTCATAAACCAAAAACCTTGCTCACGGTAGTCAAACTCTTTCTCGATATAGTCTACCCATCTATCTTTAAACTCTTTTGGCTTTTGATTCCATTGAAATATGGATTGTATCTTGGCTAACTCTTTGGGTAAATCTTGACGTTCCCAATACTGTTCAGTCTTGGTGGAGTGTCTTTGAAGACACTTATCAGGAGCTAAAGGAAGTGCTATACGTAATCCTTCTATCTCTACTATATCTCCTATTTGTCCTGTTTTTGAAATAACAACAACGTCATATTGGTCATTGTAGCCATATAGCCACGACCTCACTCTATTCTTATTAGATATGACGGCTGCCGGTATGCAATTCGCAAGTACACGACACAAACTATTGTTTTGACCTTCTTTCTGCAAATCCTTGTTTTGTATCTGTTTTACTTATTCCTCTGTCTGCGGATTCAAGATTTTCTTTCTCCGCTTCTATTCTACTTAATATTTCAAAGGCGTCAAATATAGCTAACTTCTTAGCTGCTGCTGCATTCTTCATTTTGTCTGCAGATACGTCACCATTATCCGATTCGGTATTAATAATGTCCTCTTCTGCTACTTTAACAAGATGATTAACAGCTTTATATCCTGCCTCTATAATTCTTAATTTTATTGCTTTTGTATCACTGCTCATAACTTTATTGTTATTTGATGGTCATACATTCTATATAATTTCTCATTGTCTACCGTAAACTCATACTCACTATCAGGACTAAAACATATCATATCTCCTTCCTTTATACCACGCTCAAGTAAATACTCGTTAGGATACTTCATTATGCCCATTAGAGGCTCTTCAGAAAACGGCTTCTTAATGTAGCTTTCAGTAACGCCCATAGGCTTGACAAAGCAAAATCTATCATAAGCGTTCCACGTGGAACCTTTTTTATACATAAAGAATTGCTCAGTCTCAATAAAAAATAGGTCATCTTTAAAAAATGACTTACCACTTTTTTGCCTACCACGCATATCATTATAGAACTTAAATACATTATGATGTACAAGTAATATATCTCCGGGCTCAATGGGTCCTTTATAACCCAATGGTAACTCAACGACTTCCGCAAATCGGTTGGAAAACTTGTGGTCTTCCTCAGAGGTACTGACAATAAAGTCAATTCCGCCTATATCTTTGGTATTGTCATACCTTTTGCCATTAACCGGCTTAGCTATAAAATAGAATGGTGACTTCATTATATATTTATGTTATATTCAATTGAGATAGGTATAGTAGCATTAAACTCTTTCCAAAGAACTATCTCTGCTTTTTCGTTTATAATATATATCTTGATAGATTGTTTTTCTGAATCAAGTTTAATTAAATGTATTTCGTTGCTGTCTCCAAGTACTTTTTGCCCTACAATGTAGTGCATAGCGCCTCCTTTATAATCCGGTCCTATTGATATTTTGCGTATGTCCATTATTATTCCTTTTATTATTTAGACCAAATTTAATCCATTTATACCATATACGTTCGTGAATATAGTATTGAATAGGTTTATAGACCAATTCTGCTACTCCAAATGCGGCTCCTACTTTTATAGAGCCGCTAACAAACCACATAATACAAAATCCAATTGCAGTACTTACTATTCTATAACTAATAGTTTTGGCTATATGTCTTTTTCTTTCTACTATCATAATCCTAATTCTTTTCTTATTTTGGTTGCAGATATTTCAGCTATCTCAGTCGGAGGAATATGCTCAATAATATCATAGCCTACACCTCGTCCAAAATTAACACTTGATACATCAGGAACAATCATTACTGACACATTAGGATTATCCTTATATTCATTTTTAATTGTATTATAAACTTGACTAACGGGAAAAGGATTCTTTTCGTCAGGCTCTACATCTCTTATCCCAATTAAAACTCTTCCTCCTTCATTTAATACCTGTTGGAACATTTGTCTGTGTGCCTCGTGCATTGGTTGCCAACGACCTATAAATAAAGACCATTGATTATTTTTATGTTGCATTGAACTTGCAACGTGTACTTTTTTACTCCACATATGATTTGATTTGATTTATAGATTGTTCTATGGTTAATTTATCTGTATTAATATGTAATATTTTTTCTAACTCAGGCTTTTCAAAGTCACTTACGTGAAATTGTTCTCTCCCTCTTGGATTGTCATATGTAAGATAAACCCATTTTACATCAGATGTAAGGCTGTTTAAATAATCTCTTGCTTCTTTGTATGGATATACCAACGACAAAACAACAGTTTCTCCTGTGTTATTTATATAATGAGCAATATCACTTGCCCTGTTTAAGTTTTTAATTCTTCCTTCTTTACTATAATCTTTATTGGCAAACAATTCTCTTAGCTTATCTCCATCTATATTATGACCTTCAATATGATTAGCTAATGTAGACTTGCCACTATGAGGTTGACCAAATAATACTATTATCATTTTATAAATGCTATTATGTTATTACTTAATGTCCTATCAACTATTAATTCTTTTGCAATAGTTGTCATATGCCACTTCATCCCTAAACCCTCAATAAATGTAGATGTAGTGTAAGTAGGAGAATCAATTCTTACATTGTTTACTAATTGTTCTACTCCATCAA